TCGGTGCCGTCTGCGTCGACGACCTTGTAGCCGACCTCGTGCTGTTCGACCTCGAAGTCGAGTCCACCGAGGATCGCGGCACGTCGCGCGTCGACGTGCTCGTCGTCGATCACGGTACCGATCTTGGCCCACGGCAGGTGTCTCGCCGTAAATGTCGTCACGTCGCTCGTTCCTCCTCGATCGTTCTATTCCTATCGCAGACGGTACCGTACGATGACGATATACGGAACGACAGATCAAGATTATCTTGCCCGCTCTATCTGTCGTTCTAGCTGTCGTTCCGTCCGACGTTCCCGTTCGTTCCGTTCGGTTCAGTCTATCATAATTACTATGAACACGTTGTTACGGTTAGATAACAGGCGGCCGACCTCGTCGTCACGAGGCCGGCCGTCGAGCGACTACGCGACCGCTCGCCAGAGGTGTCGCGTGTCAGGATCCGACACCTTCTCGACCCTACCGTCACGACGCAGTCGCCACAACGACAGGTACACGTGCGTGTCCTTGAGACTGAGCTTCTGAACCAGCTGCTCCTTGGACAACGGCCCGTCACCAAGCGCCTTGAGAACTGCGTCGTCACGATTGATCGTCTCTTGCGAACGCGGTCGCCCACGTCGCGCCAGCGACTTGACGCCATCCTGCACGGGGTCGTCTGAAAACTCCATCACGGGCTCGGTCAAGGTACTGCCTCCTACCTCATTTTACCTAGGGACTGGCGATACTAGCAGCTCGTCACTCGTGAAGTTAGCCGCACGAGGACGATCCCTAGACGGTTCGTAGTTCTTCTGCACCAGCCACTCGCGGTCGCCGATCTCGACGCCTCGGAACGGTGCGGGACCGTCGTCCAGCGCCGCGATGACCTGCTCGCCGATCCACTTGCCACACTGGACCGACACCCCTTTACCCCACGTCGCCCGCAGCCCAGAGTGTCTACGAAGTGGTAAGATTCGCCAGTTATCGGGAAAGCCCATGACGCGTGCTGCCTCACGGTGCGTGATGGTTCTAGCCTCCCAAGGGTGCATCACCATGTCGAGCGCCGACCCCATGATTACACGTCCGAACTTGTTCGGATCCCAACGTGTGATACTGGCAAAGCCCATGTGAAAGTTCTTCTTAATAAGCTTCGGAATCATGTGTGTCCACGAGTCAGGCAACTTACCGGTCGACTGGTAACAGTGCTCTGCGACGCGACCGATCGACCAACCTTGCGGCCAGCCTCCGTTGCCGGATACCAGCTCGTACAGGTCCAGCGCGCGTCGGATCGGTAGACCGACGTGCACCTGATGTCCGTCGAACGTTGTGTTGTCGCCGCGTGCCTTGGCGGTCCACCAGGTGGCCGGTCGTCGATACGGTTGCTGTTCCCAAGTCAGTGCGTGATTACGCAGGTCAGACCAGACGTCGCGGAGCAACGGAAAGCGTGGAACGACGGGGTACTCGACGCCGAAAGGGATCTGCGACAGTACCATGAAGTAACGCGGTCGACGTGCTGCGCCGCCGAGTTCGAGCGCATCTTGCATAACGTGATACTGCGTGTAACGAAGACCGGTGCGCTCCTCGAGCTTGTCGCGTAACGTCTGCATTAACGGACGACCGAGCGTGTACGCTTGTCGTACCGATTCCATTACCATGATCTGTGGACGAACCTTCGCGCCGTACGCAACGAACTCCCACATGCACTTATTGATCTTGGAGTCGATTCCACGGTGCTTGTTGTCGGTCATCGGTGAGAAACCCGAACACGGTGGGTTACCGAACAGCAGTTCGGCGGGAAGTGGTGACCAGTCGCGTGCGTCGCTGACCTCGGTCTTCCAGTTGTCGCCGAGTAGGTGACGGTTGGCTTCGCAGTTTGCGACGCCAAAACCACCCGGTAGTTCACGCTTACCGACCAGTTCAAATCCCGACTGGACGATACCGAGCGTCATGCCGCCGGCGAATCCGAGCGCGTCGATGGCACGATACACGTCGTCCTCCTACGTCTTCTGACAGAAGATACACAGACCGGTCGCCTCGTCGTACTCGACGTCCTCGTGCGCACGTCGACAGACCGGACACTTGCTGGTGACGCCATCGTATCCCGTGCGCTGACGCGTACGATTCACTTGCTGCTTGGCCTGGTAACGCTCTTGCCACTCTCGGTCGGTGACGTCCAAGCGCACGAGCAGGTTGGCGAGAAAGTGCCCGACGTCGATCAGTTCACCGACCGCCTCCTCACGGTTGACCCAACCTCGTGGCGTGATCCAGTCCTTCCAACCGACCTCGTCCATGAACTCACCGAGCTCCTTGACCAGCCCGGTGTAGTTCATGACGATCGAATCCGCGAACTCGTCGGGATCGATCGGTGCGTCGAAGTCCTTGCCGTACGCCTCCTGTTGAAGTGCCCGCGTCGACGCGAGCCAGTTCCACTCAGCCACTGATACCTAGCCTCTCCTCAATCGTTCGTTCCAGCAACTTGGCGCTCCAGCGGCGCGACAGCAGGTCGAGCTGCTGGTTGGTCAACCACTCCCACCAGGTGCGGTCGGTCGACGCGATCCGCGCACGCTGCCAAAACTCGGTGGGCGTCTCGACGCGCAGCCAGTACGCCAGCGTTAGGTCGGCCTCGGTCCAGTCGTCGCGCGCGGAGTAGAACACGACGTCCTTGACCTGACCGATGCGGTGCGTGCCGGCGACCGACCGGCGACTGGGTAACGTCCAGCCCTGGTCGTCGACCTGCTCGGCCATAAAGCAGACCGATCGCGCGGCCCAGCACTGGTAGTTCTTCGCGACCGACCACCCAGACTCGACGATCGGCAGTGACAACGTCACACGGAAGCTGTCCAGCAACGTGTAGAAGTCGTCCGGCGTCGTGTCGCGGACCGTACCGTCCGGTACGTCGGCGAGGCTGGCGGCGTCCCACTTTCCGTAGACGTGCGCGTCCGGAAACGCAGCCAGGACGTACTCGTTGACCAGCTGCGAGCGACGTCGGTTGTTGCCTAGCACGGACGCCTTCGTACTAGTCGTCGCGATCCCAACGGGAATCCGCTGGTCGAATCCGGTCCAGCGGACTTCATCCCAGTGATCTGGCAGGATCATCAGCTCGAGGTCGGCGTGCTGGTAGCTATGTTGCGCGTTCCAGAGCTCACCGTCGCGTTCCTGCCGAACGTCGTGACGACGAACGTCGGGCATAAACTCGTACGGCGTCCGTGGGTCCATGAACCGCTCGTGACGCTGTCTACGTTGAAACGTATACTGCGACAGCATCGTGTCGGTACCGCTGGGCCACTTCACGTCGCGCGCCTTGAGAAAGTTCCGAGGATCTGGCACCAGCCAGACGACTGGTGCACGGCCGAGCGTCTTGTCGCCGAGCGCGTTAATTCCACGAACGATGTAGCGGCAGTACGCCTGCATCGAGTCGTAGACCTTGTTGCCGTCCAGTGCGGGATTAGTCCAAGTCTCCTGCCAGGTGTTACCGGTTTGCGGAATTCGAATCTGCGTCGGTGCGTGTTGACCGACGTGGATCACCACGCCGTCCAGCCCGGCGATCAGTTCGACCAGGTCGTCCTCAAAGCCGCTGACTTCGCTGCACCACCAGGCGGGCTTCGCCGTCCAGTACGGTGCGAACGGCGTGCGGTACCAGCCGGGTTGGTCAGTTGGACGCGGCGGCGTCGCAGCCGCACGCGTACGCGCGTCTAGCCAGGCGTTCTCGACGTTCGGCTCCAGGAACTCGCCGGCGTCGTTGTGACCGACGACGACCCACTTCACGTCTGGGTTGCGGTCCGCCAGTCGGTGTAAAAGATTAGGCTTCTCAGCGTCACCCTGCATCCCCCACCGTGACGAGTCAAACTTCATCGTGCGACCTAGGCAGGCGTAGCCGATTCTCACTGAGTCTCCTTGAGCACACCGGCCTCGCGAAGCTTATGAACGACGTGCATCGAGTGTAGACGACCGAGCTCAGACGGCTGCTGACCCCAACCGCAGTGACAGCTACTGATGCTGCTTCGGTGGTGCTCACGCAGGATGCGTGCGGTCAGTTCGTCGATAGGATTAACGTCGATCACGTTACTCTCTCCAGCCAGCGTGCACCACGCGTTACGAGAATCTCGTCCATCGGCACGGCGTGCAGTGGCGCTGAGTTGATCAACGTCAGCGCACCGATCCGCTCGACGTTCGACGCGTTGAGACCGAACCGGTGGACCTCACCGCGAATCACAGCCGCCTGGTGGCGACCAGCGTCCCACTGTCGAAAGTCGCCGTGTGCCGCGTTCTGCCAGTGGAAGTAACACGAACCCAGTAACTTACCGAGGTCGTATCGCAGGTCACCGATCAGGATCTCGTCGCCGAAGTCCTCACGCCAGTCGATGACGTCCCACTGGTTGTCTACCGAGCTGCGGATCACGTTGGCGTACGTGAAGTCGCCGTGGAAGACTCCCGGCACGTTGTCCTCGGCTAGCGCGTGCCAGTCGATACGTGTGATCGCGTCCAGTGCCACCGACTGCAGGTCACGCGGCAGCGCCATGACGCGGGCGAACGTCTTGTCGCGGTAGAACCGCATTACCGTGTCGTACCAGTTCGGCGGCTCGGTGGTCAGTGCGGTGCGCGTCGACCAGAAGTGATCGGTCCAGAACTGAAGCAGCTGGCGAGTCGCCGTCACGTCGCGTGGTTGCGCACGGTCGATCAGCTCGTAGCCGGTAGGCCCGACGACGTACTCGTACGCCACGAAGTTCGGCGTCTCCGGCATCGATCGCGCCTGCGCCTCCGGCGACAGTAGTGTGGTGCCGAGCGACTGGGCGCGCGCTCTACGTCGCGCTACGCGCTCCGCGTCGGCGTTGAACTTGACGACGCGACCGGTGTCCGGCAGTACGTACGTCGCCTGTCCCGGCTTGACGGGGTCGTACGCGCCGAGTGACGCGTTGGCGGCGCGGTACGCCTGCTCGTCGCCGACGTCCAGCCAGCGGACGTACCTCAGTTCGAGCGGCTGTCCGGCGTTGACGACGCCGTCGAGCGCACTGGAGAACTGCACCTCACCGGCACGAGAGTCGGCGTAGTCGAGACCCGACCAGAAGACGTTTTGGTCGGCGGCGACGACGTAGCCACACGCCACCGACGCCAGCGAACGTGGGTCGACGTCCGGCGTCTTGTCGTCGATGCGCTGGGCGAACTCACCGTCGACGGTGGGCACGACGCGGCACCAACGTGCGGCGATCGTACCCGCTGGAATCGGCGCGACACCGATCCAACTGTTGTCGGTCTGCCAGAGCGACTCGTCGCGCTCCCAGAGCGTGTCGCAGGCGGTCCAGATCAGGTCGTCCTCCGGATCGACTTCGCTGCGCGCCGTCAGTAGCGACGCGCCGGGACCAGCGCCCCACTCTTTGTCGTGAACGAATCGAACGTCGAGGTCGGGATGCGCGAGTTTGCAGTAGTCGCGTAGCTGCTCGGCGCGGTAGCCGGTCACAACGACGATTCGCGCACTGGCCGGTGCGAGGTCGAACTGTCGCGACAGTACGGCGCGACCGTTGAGGGGTACTAGGCACTTGTGAAGTTCGTCGCCAACCCGACCGAGGCGACTGCCTCGGCCGGCGGCGACGACCACGAATGTGGTCACCTACGTGCTCCTCAGAAGGGAAGTTCTTCGGTGCCCACCGGTGCGGCCGGAGGCGCCGGCGTGGCCTCAGCGACCGGCGCTGGAACTTCGATCGCAGGCGGCGGAGGCGGGGTCGGAACAACCGGCACGGCGGCGACCGGAACTGCCTCCGCTGGCGGCGTCGGAGCCGGAGCCGCTACCGGAGCCGTTACCGGAGCCGGAGCCGCTACCGGCGGCGCGGGCGGAGCTGCCGCTACCGGAGCCGGAGGCGGTACGAGTAGCCCACCGGTAGCCGGACCGGTCGGACCGGCCGGAGCCGGACCCGGCGCACCGGTGTACGGCTTGACGGCCTTGACCTCGTTCCGGGTCTCACCCTGCCAGTCGCGGTGCCCGAGCGTCAGCCGCGCGCGACGACCGATCAGCGCGTTCGCGACCGGTTCCAGCGAACCGGCGCTGCCGAGCTGCAGGAACCAATCCTCGGTCAGACCGAAGGCCTTCATGTGACGGAAGAAGATGCTCAGCGCGACCGGGTTCTCCTGTGACATGACGAACTGGTTGAGCACGGAACGCTTCTCGTACGGACCGGCGACGACCTTCATGGTGACGCGGATCATGGGCTTGCCGTTGGACGACGTGGTCGACTCGGACTTGGCGACCTCGACGTCGTAGTCGCCAACGGGAAGCGCCTCCATGGACGCGCCCTTGGCGTCCTGCAGCGCGCGGTTAAAGTCGATAGTAGTCACTGTTCGTTAGATCCCTTCACTGGAGGAAACTACGGGCTGCTCGCTAGGTGACGAGCCGTTGGGAGATTCGACGTTAGCAGCGGGGAACGTGAGACCGAAGACGGTACACATCCACTGCGTAATGTCGTTACCGGACGTGCCGACGGGCGGTCGTTCGACGGTCAGGTACTGGCCGAGTCGCCCCTGGACGCGCTCGCCGGCCTCGTACTCTGGGTGAGGCGAGATCCAGATCCGTCGCAGTTCGCGGGTCGGTTGACCGTTGGCGTCGCGCTCCCAATCGGGGTACATGTACCCACAGAGGTCGACCCAGTAGGGGAGCGCTGTGGTGATCTGCCCCTGCATGTACGGCACCCACTTGTTGTCCGAGTTGCGCTGCCGCGTCTCGGCGATGAACACGACGCACCGGACGTTGATCTGCGGCATCAGCGTCAGGTCGCGGAAGCCTCGGATCTTGTCGTCCATCTTGGACAGCAGGACGCCCCAGTCCTGGATCTTCATGGCTTCGGTGCCGGCCAGGTTGCGCTTGAGGCGACGTTGCATCTCGGTGATCGAGTCGAGTACCACCGTGACGAACGGCGTCTGATACTGCGTGATCCACTGGTAGACCTGGTCGAGGGTCTCCCACTTTTGGACGGAGACGACGCACGCGTCCCAGCTGCCGTCGTACTCCGGCGGGCCACCGGTTTGCGGGTCCCACTGGACCTGTCGGACTGGGATGAACCGCCAGCTGCCCTCGGCGTCCAGGACGAGGATCGGCTTCGGTGCGGTGCCGGACAGCGTGGACTTGCCGAGCTTAGAACCCGCGTGAATCAGCATCGACAGCCGCTGGTGAACGTCGAACGTCGGTTGGGTCACTCTGTCTCCCGATCTACTGCGTGGAATTGGTAGCGCTGGTCACGTCCAGCGAGCTCATCGTACGAGACGACAGCGTCCTTGCCGTTCGCTCCCGCCTGCATGACGAAGTCGACCATCTGTCGCTGCGTGCCGGTCTTCCAGAGTCGGATCGGCGGGTTGCTCTCGGGCTCGTCGAGTCGCTGCACGATCTTCAACCACAATTCTTCGAGGCATGCGTAGTGTCCGTACGTGGTCGAGTACTCGCCC